CAGTGTTTCAGCCAACTGCTGCCATGTAATCAACTTTTCATCCCCACTACCAGGATTAAACAGGATTCCATTTGATTTTCCCTGATAATTCAAATATCCATTTCTGATCCGCACATCATTGTATATAATGCTGAGCATATAAATGGACATGTTCTTATCCCGCCTTTGAATTCGTTCTGTTGTTGATTTCTTTAAGCTTTCAAAGAATCGTTCGATCTGAATGTCAACATCAATTACCGTTCCATCTTCCGGAGGTCTTCTTCGTCCAATTGCTTCATCAAGTGTCAGCTGTCCAGGAATCTGACGTCCTACTTCCTGTTTTTCTTTCAAAGCTTTAACCTCTGGGAGCGTAATTGTTTCATTCTTTTTGTACAACCCCAGAGCCTCATCCTGGTGTTTCTCATCCAGATCTGTCAGTTCCCTTGCCACAGATATATTGATGTTTCCATTTTGAAACTCTTGCATAAACTCCTGACTTAATTTTTTCTGGATTGCATGATATCTTTCTAACTGTGTCCCTGATGTTCCGAGAGTTGCCTGTACCATGCTTCTGGTTGTCCCCTGCAGGTCAACCAGATCACGAAGTTCCTTAATCACCTCTTCTGTGATAAGCGCCTCCTGCATTTTCTCCCAATCACTTTTTTCACGGAACCGGTTCGCCTGGATGATTCCCAGCTTATTGATCAGCTGTTCC